GCCAAACAATAGCTGTGAGTTATACAATTGCCGTTGGTTTCAGCGCAATGTCATCTGGCCCCGTCACTATATCAAGTGGTCAAGCGGTTACTGTTTCTAGCGGTTCACGCTGGGTTGTTGTTTAAGGATAAATTATGAGTTCAATAGTTATTGCTGGCGACACAAGCGGCTCAGTCACGCTACAAGCCCCTGCTGTGGCGGGTTCAACTGTTATCACATTGCCCTCTACAAGTACAACGCTTGTTTCAAGCCAATGGACAACTAGCGGTTCAAATATTTACTATGATGCTGGCCCTGTTGGATTTGTAGGTAATCCGCTTGGTGGAAATGGTGGAGTATTTAAAAGCATTGAGCTTGGTTCATCTGGAACAAATACAACTACTTTATTTACTCAAACTAATGCAGCAGCTGGAGGCATTACAGTTGGCAGTTACCTTACAAGCAGTAACACAAGTTTGAATAACGCTTATTCAGGACAGCAGCCAACACGTCTGTATATGAATGATGGAGCATTCCAGTTTTTAAATGCTGCTGCTGGAGCTACTGGAAGTTCTGTTTCCTTTACAGAGCAATTGCGCTTAAACAAAACGGGTGCATTGGTTCTTGCGGGTGGTTCAACATCTGCTACTGGCGTTGGCATCGCATTCCCCGCAACTCAATCAGCATCTACAGACGCTAATACCCTAGATGACTATGAAGAAGGAACTTGGACGCCTAGCGTTGGTGGAACTGCTACTTATTCAAGTAGAACTGGTACATACACAAAAATTGGTAGACAAGTCACGGCATGGTTTGATGTAACAATTCTTTTAATTGGAACTGGAGGCGGTTCATTATCGGGACTTCCATTCACTAATACATCATCACTTCCAGGTGTTGGTGGTATTGGATACTTTTCTAGTTTGGTAAGTAGTTTTGTAATTGTTAACCCAATTGTTCCTGGAAGCGGAGTGATTGTGACATTTGAAACAGCTACTGCGGCAGCGGCTACTTTGGGTGACAATCAAAACATTTGGGCTAATAGTTCAAGATGTTTAGGATTTGTTACATACCATGTTTAATTAACTAAGTTGGATTACTTAGTCGGACACTTAACTCAAAAGGAAATCATCATGTCACTTACCAAACAAACAGTCGTTGACCAAATCACAGTAAGCGAGAATGGAATCATTCTCTATCGTGAAGCCACACGCATCATGGAAGATGGTGTTCAACTAAGCCAAACCTACCATCGTTCAAGCCTGACACCCGCACAAGACTTAACAGGCGTTCCCGCTAATGTTGTTGCAATCTGCAACACAGTCTGGACTGCTGAAGTGGTAGCGGCATACCAAGCACAATTGGCGGCACAACAAGGAGCCTAATCATGGCAAGCATAATCAATGCAGCAACATCAGGCGGCTTAATCAGCACTGCTGACACATCGGGCATCTTACAACTGCAAACGGCATCGACCACTGCGGTGACTGTGGATGCTTCACAGAACGTGGGTATTGGTGTTACTCTGAGTAATTGGAGTACTGCATACGCCAATATTTTTCAGACAAAGGGTGGATCACTCTTTGGAGACCCTACTTCTTCTGAAGGAAACTTTGGAGTTAACACATATTACAACGCTGGTTATAAATATGCGGCTAACGGATATGCAAGCGTTTATCAACAATATAACAGTCAACATATTTGGAAAATTGCCGCATCAGGCACAGCAGGAAACGCCATCACTTTTACGAGTGCGATGACTCTGGATGCAAGTGGTAACTTGGGTATTGGTACAAGTTCGCCTGCTGAAAAATTACATATCAGTAATGGTGCTTCTACTTGCCAAATTAGGATTGCAGGCCAAAGTCGTAATATGTATCTTGGGCAAGATGCAACTGGCGCAATTGTTTATTCAGATGGTGCAGTGCCAATGGTGTTTTACACAAATGCTACAGAAAAAGCCAGAATAACCTCTGGCGGTACTTTTTTAGTAGGTAGTACAACTGTTGTAGGTTCAGGCACAGAAATAGCAGGTTTTAAAGGTACAAGAGGAATTAGCAGTCAAAGTACAGGTGGCGCAGGATTTAATGCTGGTTTCTTTTGGAACGATGCAACTACTGGTGACAATACATTTCTTGTATTTGCTACCGAGGCTGGAGGAACAACACGTGGGTCAATTACATACAACCGAACAGGTGGATTAACTGCTTACAACACAACTTCTGATTACAGAGCAAAAGACATTAGCGGCCCTGTTACTGATAGTGGTGCATTGATTGATTCTGTCCCTGTCTATATGGGAAAGATGAAGGGTGCTACACAAGAACGCCCAATGTTCATCGCTCACGAAACACCCGCCTATACACACACTGGTGAAAAAGACGCAGTAGATGAAGATGGAAATCCTGTCTATCAACAAATGGATGCTTCTGCACTTATTCCTGTAATGTGGGCTGAAATTCAATCATTACGTCAGCGTCTTGCTGTTTTAGAAGGAGCCTAATCATGGCAATTACATTAGACGGAACCACGGGGATCACGACCCCTGATTTAACCGATACATCACTGACGGCTACCCGCGTTGTCTATGCGGGTGCTAGTGGCAACCTGACGGGTTCTGCTGGACTTACTTTTGATGGGACAACTTTATCTACTACTGGTTTTACAGCAACAGACGGCTTGGTTGCAAATACAACAAATTGGTTTAATGCAAAAATTGCCACTGGCACAGTTACGCAAGGGTACGTTTTAGTTGGTTCAGCAACGCCTTACACAACTGGAGGAAATGCAAATACCCGTTTTCAAGTGCATGGAAGTACCTCTTATAACCCCCGTATTTCTATAACTTCATGGTCTACCGCAGTGGCAAATCCAGCAAATTTAGTGCTTGGAAAGTCTAAAGGAGCTGCGATTGGAACGCAAGGAGCAGTAGCTAGTGGTGACTCAATTGGTGGGATATATTTTGAAGCAAGTGATGGAACTAGTCTTGTAACCACAAGCTCTATGGAAGCGGTGGTTGATGCTACACCTAGTACTGGCTCGGTATCCTCTGCGGTGGTGTTTAAAGCTGGAATCAACGCAGAACAAATGCGCCTCACATCAACAGGATTGAAAACAAGGACAACAATTAGTGTTGGAGATGCTACGCCATCAACAAGCGGTGCTGGCATTACATTCCCCGCAACTCAATCAGCATCATCAGACGCCAACACGCTAGACGACTATGAAGAAGGTACTTTTACGCCAACAGCAGGGGGAGGTACGACAATAACAGGTACTTCAGTTTTCACTGGAACTTACACAAAAGTTGGAAAAATTGTTAGCGTATCTGGATATGTAGGTGGAACCACTGTTTCTTATAACCCTGCGGGTGGCAATTTTATTAATGGTTTACCATTTGCAGTAATAAGCAATACCATAGGAGGGGCCATGATGCAAAATGGAAATAATAGTGGTTCATCTGTTGCATCTGTTCAAGCTGGTTCAGCAATTCTTGGATTTGCATCTATTGCTTCTGGTGCTGGAACCATTTTTTATTTTGGCACATTTATGACTTCTTAATCAATTAAAGGAAAAATCATGTCTCTTACCAAATCAACAGTCGTAGACCAAATTACCATTACAGAAGACGGCTCAGTTTTCTTTCGTGAAGCTACACGCATCATGGAAGACGGCAAGGAATTGAGCAAAACTTACCACCGCACCAGCTTAATGCCCGGTCAAGACCTGACAGGCGTCCCCGCTAATGTTGTTGCAATCTGCAACACAGCTTGGACTGAAGCAGTAATAGCGGCTTATCAGGCTGCACAGGCGGCACGGAATCCAGCATGAACCTAGTATTAACACTTGAAGAAATCAACATCATCATGCACGCCTTGGGCGAGTTGCCTGCTAAAACCAATGCGTATGCTTTGGCGATGAAGATTAAAGAGCAGGCCGAACCACAGGTTCCCAAAGAACCCGCACCCGAGTAAGCCATGTGGGACTGGGCTGAAGCAATTATTGTTGCGGCCTTTATTGCTTGCTTCATTGTGTGGGGCACGTTTACCATTTTATGGATATGGCAATGATTCATGCGTTGGCTCATACTGTTACTGCTGTTGGGGCTGGTTGGAGCCGTAGCCAAGAGTGGCTGCCATGTGCGCGAGTTCTATGGGATTGCTTACACAGTCCACGATCCAACCATACGGCACAAAGAGATGATGGCGTGGCTCGACAAGAATGCGCCTTACTGCAAGTCAACCGAATACATGGTGATCTGGAACAACCTAGCAGAGTGGGCGGGCACGGCAGACTCCACATGGTTGC